TCAAGGACGCATCTTCCCCGCCTCGATTTTTAATTTTTAGTGACATCATATTTTTAATAGTAATAAATTAGAAATCAGAATCAAAAGATAATGTTTCGTTTAGTTTCGCTTTTTGGTATTCCATCGTTCTTGACTCAAAGAAGTTACCCTTTGTTTCAACCGCGATTTGTTCCATAAACTTAAATGGTTGTTCAACGTTAAACTCTTTTTTACAACCAAATTTAACTAATAACCCATCGGTTACGAATTCAAGATATTGTTTCATTAAGTTTGAATTCATTCCGATAAGTGAAACAGGTAAAGATTCTGTGATGAATTCTTTTTCAATTTCAAGTGCAGATAATAGGATTTCTTTAATTCTCTTTTCTGATGGTTTGTTCTCTAAGTGATTATTAACTAAGTGAATAGCAAAATCACAGTGTAGGTTTTCATCTTTAAAGATTAAAGAATTGGCGTTACATAACCCTTGCATGATTCCTCTTGATTTCAACCAAAAGATTGAACAGAATGAACCTGAGAAGAAGATACCTTCAACCGCAGCGAACGCAACTAATCTCTCTTGGAAAGACGCATTTTCAATCCAATCAAGAGCCCATTTCGCTTTCTTTTGAACCGCAGGTAAGTTATCTAATGCTGTGAAGCATAGTTGTTTTTCTTTCTCGTCTGAGATATATGTGTCGATTAATAGAGAGTACATTAAACTATGTATATTCTCCATCATCAGTTGGAACCCGTAAAAGAATTTCGCTTCAGGATATTGTACTTCCTTTAAGAAATTCTCAGCAAGATTTTCGTTAACAATACCATCTGAAGCCGCGAAGAACGATAAGATGTTCTTAACGAAGTATTGTTCGTTTTCAGTAAGATTATTCCAATCTCTGATGTCATTACTTAAATCAACCTCTTCTGCCGTCCAAAACGCCGCTTGATGTTGTTTATAATATTCCCAAATGTCATCATACTGAATTGGGAAGATGACGAATCTATTAGGATTCTCCACTAAAATTTTTTCCATAATTATTTTTTGTTTTTTTTGTATTAAGATTGTTGTTTTTGTTCTTCTTTTTGTTTTCGTTTCTCCATCAACTCTTTTACCCTATCTCTCTTTCTTTCCTCTTGTTGTTCTTCGAAACCTAAGAACGTTACCGAACTCTCGGTATCAATTTCAAGTAACTCATTGTTAAATTTACAGTTCTCAAATACTACCCCATCTTTACCTAAACGTGATTTAGTAATTGCGATAGTTGCAAGGTTCATTTCTTTCTGTTGAAGTGTCTTAGCCACAGAGATGATTACGTGACCAACCTGAGCCTTTTTAATCGAACCACCCATTTGGTCGGTAGTTACAACTTCAGCTGAAATAGAAGACCTATTACCCTGTGTGGCGGTCCATCCAACTAAGTCTAACTCATGACACATAGCTTCGAACCCTCTCATTACAGAACCTTCAGCCTTCCACTCATCTTTACTTGTAGATTCAGGAAGTATACAGTCGATATAGTCTAACATAACCAAGTCAATTTTGTTACCATCAGCTATCATTTTTCTTACCTGATTCTTAATTTGATTCATAGTCATAGTATCTGAAGCTAATTTCTTAAGAACCAACTTGTTTGGCATACTCTCTTGGATTTCTGTAACTTTACTCATTACTTCATCTTTGTGTTTAACCAAGTTATCAGGTTCAATACCTGTCCAAAGTGTGAAGTGTTTTCTTTGAATAATCTTTGGGTTATCCTCGAAGAATACTTGAAGGACATTATATCCTAAGTTAAACGCTGTGTTCGCAATTTTGGTTAAGATTGTTGTCTTACCCACCCCTGTTGGAGCTAGGATAACACCAATCTCACCTTTGGCCAAACCACCCTTAAGTAGTCTATCAATTCCAGGAATTCCCATTGGAATTGGGTGACGATAATCCTCGTCTAATACGGTATCCAAGTTAGCGAAGATGTCCGTCTGTCCTTTGTCGATTTCACCGACTTGTAACGCGTTTCTCACCAATCCTTCAACCTTATCGTAAGATTCAAAATCACCTTCTGTAATAATTTTCTGAGCTTTGTCCATCGCCTTTTGAAGTTCTTGTTGTTTACAGAACTTTAAAGCTTTCTCCTGAACGAATACTGTACCTTCAAAAGGCGCATCTTTTACCTGTTTCAAGGTATCTAAGACCACTTTTGCAACGATTTCCTGTGAAATTTCTGACTTAACAATTTGGTCAAGAGTTTCGAAATTAGGCGTTGATTCATACTTTACATAGTATTCTTTTATCATCTGTAAGATGATTTTGAAGTACTTGTTGTCAAAGTACGATGACTCAATCACGTCCATAATAGACGATGAGAAGTCCTTATCAACTACTATTTGATTTAGTAATTGAATCTGAAATGTGTTACCTAAATAATCGAAATTTTTGTTCATATATTGTTTTAAAATTGTCCCCTGTATTATTAAATACTTACTTACTTAGGTCGAATTCCAAATATTCGTAAGTTAATTTGTTATTTGAAAAAATGTCAGTTAACTCGCGAAGTACCTCTTTTAAAAATGGTCGTACGTCGACTGTATAACGAACTTTTGGCGGGAAAAATTTTCCATCAAAAACTCTATGACAAATTGTCGTGTCTCCAACTTTAACATAAATGTTAAATACTTCAGGCCCATCTGTGTAAGATGTGTTCATAATAGATGGGTCGTGCACAATAGCATCCTTGTTGTCCATCATATAGATTACGGTTTTCATTTTCAACGCGTAAGTTAACTCATCTTTCAACCCTAAAATGAAGTCGTACAACTCCACCGAGTTTTTCGCTTTAGGGTTAAACCCTCTAACGTTGAAGAATCTTTGAACTACAATGTTATCATTTAAAGTCAAAAGGAATTCCATTTTTGTGCTGTCTTGCTCTCTCATGTTTGTTTAATTTTTGTTTGTATTTTGCTTAAAATTTAAATAAGTTATCTGTTTCATTTATTCCCAATTCTTCATCTCTATAGAAGATAACTGAGTGTTTGTCTTTTACTTCTTCGTCAGTAAAATAATAAAGTGCTAATGAATATCTTGACACATCATCAGGTGTGTTTAATGGTATTGGATGTCCATGAGGCGCATCTTCAATAGAGAAAATAACTGCTCTGTTGAATATTGGTTCTACCTCTATTTCTTTCTTCCAAGGTTCTCCTCCCCATAGTTCTAAATTACCTCCCCATTCTTTTACCCAATTTTCATTTAAATAAAGTAGTACGTTTAAGTTACGTTTCCATTTTTGGTTAGGGTGTTGGTTATAGTCAATGTGAATGGATAACTTACCTCCTTTATTTATCTTATGTATTCCTCCTCCCATCATAACAGGGTCTCTATATAATTTTTCGAACCCTGTTAAATTCTCCAAAAATTTAATAAATGGTTCAGAGTTCATATAATCTGTAACCATATTAGTGATAGGAAGAAAATTTTTAAATTCTTCCATATCCGTATTCTCTGACGGATAATATAGTTTGTTTTTCTCAAATTCTTCAACCCATTCTTCCCCATTAGAAAACCATTTTTTGTGTTTTTTAATTTCTTCTAAACAACTTTTTAGTAAAAACTCGGGTAGAAAATTATCAATCACAATATACGGAAAAGGTTTCGCAGTTTGATATTGAATTTTTAGTTTGTCAGATAAAGTATAGTCTATCATTTCTTTCGTTTTTCTTTTCTTGTTAATTTCATAAATGGTCTTAGGAAGTTTACCCAAGCTTCATCGTTTTTTGGAAGATATTTGAAGAGACCGTCTTCCATCATAAGTCTCATTAAGTTTTTGTACCCTCTGTCTGTAGGGTCAATTGTGTCTGTATATATTTGTTCGACAAGTTCTTTACCTTCATCGGTAATAAGTGGGTTCCCAAGGTCTACAATCTTCATGTTTGTGTTGTAGAACTCTTCACCAAGTATACCATTTTTTGTCTTACCAGTCAAAATATTCTCAAGGGCTTTTGGTTTTTTCTTCTGCTGGTTATTTCGTGCATTATCGAGTAATTCGTCCATAATGCATGGTTTTCCCAGCAAATCAGGGAAGAATTTTACTAAAGTTTTTTCCCCTAATCCTTCAATACCATCGATATTGTCGGACTTGTCTCCTGTGAAAACTTTGGTAAGTAAAACGTTATAATGTGGTATCTCAACCTTATTGATTGTTATCATATCCCCATTCTTAAAATACTGTTTTGAGATTGGAGAATATATGGTAACTTTTTCAGATATGAGTTGAGTTAAGTCTTTGTCGGCTGAGAATATTATTACGTCTTCATCCGTTGCAACTTTACAGTAGTGAGCAATTAAGTCATCAGCCTCGTTGTTAATCATCTCAACTTGGCGTACGAATATCTCCTCGAGATATTGTTTAACTCGAGATTTTTGTTGGAGGTATGACTCGTACTTGTACTCGTTCATGTCCTGCCTTCTATTCGCCTTATATTGGGGGTATATAGATTTCCTAATTGATGAGTTCGAATCACCGTCCCAAAAGACCACAACCTTATCCAAGTTGTGCTCTTCTAGAAACCGTCTTAAGATGTTGATGAAGTGATAGATTCCACCTAAGTGGTCTCCGTTATCATACATCTCTCTAACTCCGTGAAATCCTATTTTAAACAGATTGTCTCCGTCTACTAATAATGTCTTAATCACTGGTGTGATTTAAAGGGTGAAACAATAATACTAATCTTCTTTTTCTTCTTTCAAATCGAAGTCACCATCAGTTCCGATGATGTCCTTCCAATAGTCTGCGTATTCTTTTTTGTATTTTTCTAATGAAGTTTTTTCTTCACTAGCCTCTTTACCTCCAATGAATCCGTGTGGTGTAACAATAATCTTTCCGTCATCGTAACCCAATCCATTGATGTGGTTTTTC